GCCGACCTCAGCTCTGCCAACCTCCGCTCTGCCAACCTCCGCTCTGCCGACCTCAGCTCTGCCAACCTCAGCTATGCCGACCTCAGCTATGCCAACCTCCTCCATGCCGAACTCAGCTCTGCCAACCTCAGCTATGCCGACCTCAGCTATGCCGACCTCCTCCATGCCGAACTCAGCTCTGCCAACCTCAGCTATGTCGACCTAATGCTTTTTCAATATCAGCAACACCCGGCCTATTTTACCCTAGACGGCGCACTTAGGATTGGGTGCCACCTAATGCCAATTTCTGAGTGGTTAATTGGCTATAAGGAAATCGGCAAGGCGAGCAGATACTCAGACGAGCAAATTCTAATGTACGGCAATTTTATAAAGTCATGTGCGGAGTTATTTGAATTAAAGAACAAAAAACCAAAAGGAGAGTGAGATGAAGGGCTTTTCGACACTGGACAATCCTAGTCATGAAGGCCAGACGAATACCTGGCTCACACCACTAGACCTAATCAATAATTGCGGTGAATTTGATTATGATCCTTGTGGTTTTGATGGCCACCGAACAGCAAAAAAAATAAATGTACTCCCGAGTGATGGCCTTCGCACTGAATGGGAAGGCAATGTCTGGCTGAATCCCCCTTATGGTCGAGAAATTCAAAGGTGGTTGAGTAGGCTAGAAGAACATGCAAATGGTGTGGCGTTGCTTTTTTCAAGAACTGATACCAGATGGTTTCAGTCAAGCAAACCCGATATGATTTTGTATTTGGCTGGCAGGGTGAAATTTCTTCGTCCCGATTTCACAGCAGATACAAACGCAGGCCACGGATCGATGCTTTTTGTCTATGGAAATCAAAATGTTTGGAACATTACGCAAGCGGTTCTGGATGGAAGAATCAAAGGCAAGATGATGCGAATTTGGCCTGGGCCACTAAATTTTGGAAACGAGTGAAGATATGAAAAAGGAGAGTGAGATGAAAAAGAAAATTAAAACTAAACCGAAAGGAAAGAAAGTGGACCAAATTACAGTAAACGGGAAAACGTATTATTCGGAAAAGCCTACAGCCACAGAGTTTAAGGGCGAAATCAAGATAGTAGTTTTGCAACGCGGTTGGGTGGTTATTGGCAAGATGGAACGTGACGGAACACAGTGCAAGTTGCACAAGGCGAGTGTCATTCGTTCATGGGGAACATCTAAAGGCTTGGGTGAACTTGCACTTGAGGGGCCCAAAACATCGACAAAGTTAGACCCATGCAATGGACTTGTTGAGTTTGATTACCTCACGGTGGTTTTAACAATTTCTGTAAATGAGGAAGTATGGGCCAAAAGCTTGTAAATGAAGAAGAACACTCTAGTTTAGGCTATGGCGATGGCTCTGGAGATGGCTCTGGAGATGGCTATGGCTATGGCTATGGCTATGGCTCTGGCTATGGCTATGGCTCTGGCGATGGCGATGGCTATGGCTATGGCGATGGCGATGGCTCTGGCGATGGCTATGGCTCTGACTATGGCGATGGCGATGGCTCTGGCGATGGCTATGGCTCTGGCGATGGCTATGGCTCTGGCTATGGCGATGGCTGGTAATATGAACCCCCAAGAATATCTAAAGTCCCTAAGCTTCGAAGAAATCCACGGCGGCGGTAACACGCGCAAGATTGAAAAGGCTTATGCGGCTGGCAGGGCAGATGCGCTCAAGGAAGCTCCGATCTCGTTTTTAGGTTTGACCATAATACAAATAGAGAAATTACGCGCTTTTTGGCTAACCCATCACGTTGATTTACCGGGGGAGAAATGAGCAACGAGAAAAAGCCGAGGGAGTTCTGGGTTGCGCCGCACCTGTGTTACGAAGAGTGCCCTACGATGGGTTCTGGATACGAGCACGTCATTGAATACAGCGCCTACGAGAAGCTAAGAGCGAGAATAATTGAAGTAAACGGGTTTTTGCATGATGCCAATAAAGAGCGCGGCGAGTGGATTGCTGGAAGCAATCTGTTAGAGGAAATGGTTCGCAATCAAACTAAATGTACCGACGAGTTGAAAGCAAAGCTGGTACTAGCGACTGAAACAGTTAAGCACTACGCCTGCCACCGCTGCCAGGGAGACACCAGGTTCCCATGCTACGAATACATTGCCTGTGATGCTCTCAAAGAGCTTGGAGCAGAGAAATGAGCTGAAAGCCCACGCGAACGCGCTCGCTGCGGCGCTGGAAAAGCACCATGAAATGCCAGGATATAGCGAGGCCCTTGCCGCTTGGAAGGAATACGAAAAATGAGTGATTTTATTTTGATGATAGTATTAGGCGCAATACTCGCGCACTTGCATTTGATTTTAAGAGAGTTGAAGAAATGATAAACTTTGAGCTTCTTGGCGTCTTTCTTTTCTTTATGGTCGCGGCGTTTTATGTGTTTTATAAGACTTTGGAGTAGGCGATTTCCCCCAGCTTTAAAGCCGCCCTGATACCGTTGGAGCAATCAAAGGCTCTAGGGGAAATCATGGAAATGGAAAACCACAGTTATTTATTATTCGGAAAAAAGGCAATCATCCTTAAGGCTAGTTCTTTTTTTTGGAAGCATGTCGAACAGGAATTCTCTGGCTTCAATAATTCCTTTAATTTCTTTTAATTCCTTCCAGTTTTTGTAGATAAACTCTAAGCGCTTCGCAGAATCAACAACGCAGGAAAACACATTACATGTTATCTTTTCCTCAACATACTTTCTCTGGGCAGAATTCTTGTCTGCGTTAAAGTTAGCTATTCGTCCAGGGGCTTTGAACTCAATTGCAACGGACCAGCCATCGGCCATGCTGCCAACACAGTCCACGGTTCCTGCTTTCATCGCCTGTTGTCTCCACACGCCACGCCTTGGATCAAAGGTAGCCTTTGCCTCTAGGATTTGCACAGACCAGCCCCATGACCGCATTAGCTCCAAGCAATCACGCTCAACTTGTTTCTCAGGTTTGCCATAATGACCCCTGGATTCTTTCACTTTAGTTTGACGCTCATAGCCTCTAGTCATTGCGTCATGGATTCGTTTTTTATAATCTTCCATTGATTTAAAAATTGTCATTGGTGTAGTTTATTTTGGCAAGTCTAATCGGGGGATGAAAAATGGAAATAGTCAAAAAAGATCCATCGGTCTTGTCTGCAATTTCTAGGGGCGAGTTCCAGGGCATTGTAAGTGATCTTGGAAATAATGAATATCACAGCTATAAGGAATATTGGTCATCTAGTGACCTTAAGTATTTGCACAAAACATCTGCCTTCCATTTTCACGAAAAATATTTTGGCGGTCCACAAGAGCCTAAGAAAATTACTGAGCCAATGTTGTTGGGATCTCTCGTTCACTGTATCGTTCTGACAGATTTGTTCGATCAGGAATATTTTGTGATGCCTGATTTGAACTTCAGGACCAATGAAGGCAAGGCTCGCAGAGAAGAACTATTGATGATGCATCCTGGTAAAGCGCCAGTTACTGATGAATTATTGTCTCAGGCTTTAGAGATGCGCTCTGCTATAAAATGCAATGCTGATGCAGAGCCTTTATTGAAAGATGCGATTAATGAGGCATCGTTTTTCTGGAAATGCCCATACTCAGGATTAAAGTTTAAATCAAAAGTTGACAGCCTTGGGTCCGATTTCAAATACTTCTTAGAATTAAAAACAACAAGTGAGGCCGGACCTGAGGCATTTTCTAGACATATGTATAATATGCATTACGATTTATCTCTGTATCATTACCAGCAGGGCGTCAAAATTTTGTTGGATGTTGAGCCAAAGGCCCACTTTGTTGTAGCAGAATCATCTTATCCATATGCTGTTCAAGTTTATGAGGCAGATGAAAGCGCATGGGCGACGGGTCACGATAAGTGGCTGTCTGCTGTGAATAAACTATCTGATGGGGTCAGTAACGATAATTGGCCGGGATATTTTCCTACTGGAGACATTCCAAAAATTGGTTCTCCAGTTTGGGCGATGAACAAATTGATGAAGGGGGATCAAGATGGAATTTAAAGAAGCAAGTCATAAAGACGTTAGAATGAAAATGGGCCTTGCTGGCAAAAGTGGGTCTGGAAAAACTCTTGGATCACTTCTTATCGCAAAGGGAATTGTTTCAGATATTGGAACGGTTGGGGTTATTCAGACTGAGGCTGGCAGAGCGCAGTGTTACTTAAAGCAAATTGGTAAGTTCAAGATCATGGATCTTCCACCGCCATTTTCTCCAGACAAATTCATTGAGGCAATTGATTTGGCAGAGAAGTCTGGGATTAAGTGTTTGATCATTGATTCTATTAGCGATGAATGGGCTGGTACTGGTGGGATTCTTGATCTACATCAAGACGCCTCAGAGGTTACAAAGAACTCATTTGTTGCATGGAAAAAAATGACTCCAAAGCACGATGCTGTTTTTAATAAGATTTTACAGTCGCAGATCCACATTATTTGTACGATTAAAAAGAAGACAGATTACATTATGGAGACTGGCGCCAATGGAAAACAACAGCCTAAGCGCGTGGGCGTGAAAGATATTGCTAGAGAAGACACTGAATACAAGTGGATTTTGCAGCTTGATCTCGATCAGGAAGGAAATCTAGCTAAGGCATCTAAAGACAATACCTCACTCTTTCAAGGCAAAGAACCATTTAAGATTACAACAGAAACTGGTCTTGCGATTAGAAACTGGTGTTTACAAATTGATATGAAGGAGAACAAGTCATGAGTGGAATCAACAAAGTAATTCTGATTGGTCGCCTAGGAAAAGATCCAATTCTTAAAGATGTAAATGGTTTGGCAATTTGCAATTTCAGCATTGCAACCTCTAAGAGCTACAAAGATGATTCTGGAGAAAAACAAGAGACCACCCAATGGCACGATATTGTTTGTTTTAAGAAGACAGCAGAGATCGCTGCAAAATATCTTGTTAAAGGTCGCCAAGTATTTGTAGAGGGTGAGTT